TAGTTGAGTATTAGCAGGATTGTTAGAAAAAGCACTTGTAGCAGCACCACTACCAGTATTCCCATACAAAGAAGAAGCCTGTGATGCCATCTGCCCTAATCCAGCTACGCTAGATGCTATTCCTGCATAGGCTCTCATCTTAGCTGCCTCTGCATTTGCTGCTGCTGTCTGTGCACCAATAGCACGCTCCTGATTCATCTTAGCTATCTGGTCCCTGTTCGCCATCTTCTCTTTCATCTGGGCAGACTCTAATGAGAACAAATCCTGTCTCATCTGTTCTGTTATTCCAGTCTGAGCCTCTGTGGCTGCTGCCTGAACCTTACCAACACCAGCAGCAAGTGACCGTGTGTCGGCCTCCTGTAGTGCTTGTAGTGATTGCATCTGCTGTGCAGTTCCCTCTCTTCCAGCCTGCTGGTAGGCCTCCATAGGTAGCTGTACGCCACCTGCAAACTCCTTCTGGTACTCTGCCTCTGCCTTTGCTGCAGCTTCACCAGCTGCCTGCTCTGCCGCAGACTGAGCCTTTGATTGCTTGGCCGCTGCCGATAGGTTCATCCCTATTGAGGCTAATGTTCCTGCTGCTGCTATAGCTACTCCTGTTACTAATGCCATTCTATAATTGTTTTATCATTTCTAAACATCCCTGGGATCCCTTTACGTACCCAAGTTCCTCGTATATTTTTATTAGACTCTCGTTCTTTAGAGACACGTACGTGTACTTTGCCCCTACGTTCTTTAGTATATTTCCTAGTGAGTTAATAAGAGTTGACAGGTACAACTTCCTGTTCTCTTTATTTCTGTACTCTATATTTGAAACCACGAACTCAACCCATCCAACCTTAGAGTTTGTCATGTAGACAAATCCAGCGCAAACTGGAACCTCTTCGTCGTATATAATTAGACCACCTGTTGCGTCCTCTGGAAGGAAGTCCCTTGGAGGTGCAGACCATCTCCAGTCCTTCCACCACTTTGTAAGTATCTCGTCGTAGTCGCTATGCTCTAACTTTCGTATATACATACTGCAAAGGTAGTGAATTTTTAAGGATTACTTTTGAAAATACTTGACTGCACATTGTACAACTGCACCCTACTAGTTGCGGTATTCTCCAACTCAAACTGCATATAGTAACCCCTAAGCCCATAAGACTCCACGCTCATGTCCTTCATGTATAAAAACATATCTGTAACTAGAGGAATACTCCCTCCAGTAGTATCTATAGTTATAGACTTACTTGTTCTAGAGACTACAAGACCAGCCTTCTGTATTGATGAAACAGCTCCAGATGTTATAGTTCCATACATTATAGTATCTCCTGTACTTATAATACTACCTATGTCTCTGCCAAATGTTACAACGACTGCTGTTGGATTAGTAGATTCCATGTGCAATGGAACACCTATACCCTGTGACGACCTAAGTTTAAGGTCGTTACTGTTTGATGAACTTCTTATGTGCGCAAAGTATCCACCCTCCTTCTCAACAAATTGTGAAGAGAGGATGTACCCCTTAGAAAGGTCCGTATAAAACGTACAGTTCCAAGGGTTATCATCATTAGTTACAAATGTGTTAAAGTTCTTCACAGCGTTTGGATCTACGTTGAATACACCTACTACCTTTGATGTGAACTGCTCATCATAAAAGTTATTCCTTTTTTCATTGGTGTTGTGTCTCCACAAGTTACCATTCTTAAAAGAATAGAAGTAGCTATTCATACCAATCATCTTCTCAGGCTTGTAAGAGAAGAATGATGTCCACCCCTGTGACGCATCACTATACGCTAGTGTTTTACTCATAACTTATTATTAAAAAGATCTAACAGCACGAGCCGAAAGATCTGTATTACCCCAATAGAAAAAATCTGTAGCTCCAGCACCTTGAAAATCAATAACCCATTCCTGTTTGTTTCCCAAAGATTCTTTAGAAGTAGAACTCCAATAGAATCTGTTATAAAATACGTCACCTGGACCACTAGTATCAGTTATAAAATTTCCAATAGCATTTCTATTCAAATAAAGTTTTTGTAACTCATTCAAACTTGGTAAATACCAATCTGTGTAGCCTCCATCTTGTAAATCACTACATAGTTTAGCAGTAAAATTAGTTTGAAATCCAGCAAAAAACTGCATTATAGCATCTGTATTTGCTTGACCTGTTCCTATAGATGAGCTTGTTGTTATGTCATAACCTCCAGAAACATAATCTGGTTCGAAAGTACTTGTAGGAACGTCATTTATTGCTGCAACAAGTCCGTGTTGTCTGTTTGGATCGTAACCAATATCTCCACTCGCTAGAATATACGCTATTATACCTCCTTCTACAGCTTGACCTACTGTATAAGGTATATTTGTAGTTGTAAACTGAAGCGTGTTAGTTGCGTACCCTATTCCTTGACTATTAGTTGCGTAGGCTCTAACATTATAAGTTATCCCAGGCTCTAATAATGTAATAAAACTCGTATAATCTCCTGACCCTGATCCATCTGTAGTCTTAGAATCATCAATAGTTGGTTGCGCAGTAAATTCACTCCAGCACACCCCTTTTTGAGTTATTGCAGCACCTCCAGTATTTGTTATATCACCTCCAGATCTTGCACTAGTATTATTTAAATCAGTTATAGCATACGTTGACACAGTAGGTACAGAAATACCAGCTGCAGTTGTAAACGGAACATTGCTTCCGTACACTGTTTGTCCAAGACTGTTTGTAGCATATGCTCTAATGTTATACCCTGTTGAAGCTGTCAGTCCTGTTATGCTACTGGTAAATGTTCCTGCTCCTGATCCGTTATTAATACTAGAATCGGCAATAGTTGGATTAGAATTCAAGCTCCAGCACACCCCTTTTTGAGTTATTGTAGCTCCATTTGCTGTTACAGTACCACCAGATGTTGCTGCAGTACTAGTTATTGCAGTTGTAGCTGCTGTTGTTACAGTTTGTGCAGCAGCTCCAGCTGTAGCTGTAAACGTAACGTTGCTTCCGTACACAGTTACACTAGTATCAGTTATAGCGTATGCTCTGACATTGTACACCTGTCCAGCTGTCAGCCCTGCTATATTACTCGTAAAGGTTCCTCCTCCTGATCCATCTGTAGTAGTAGAATCGCCAATAGTTGGATTAGTGCTTGTACCCCAGCATACACCTCTCATAGTTACTGTAGCTCCATTTGTTGTTACAGTACCACCAGATGTTGCTGTAGTACCAGTAGTATTGTTAGATATAGCTGCTGTTGACACAGTAGGAGTGGCAGATCCAGCTGTAGCTGTAAACGTAACGTTACTTCCGTATACTGTTTGTCCAAGACTGTTTGTAGCATATGCTCTAACATTATACACCTGTCCAGCTGTCAGCCCTGCTATATTACTCGTAAATATTCCTCCTCCTGATCCATCTGTAGTCTTAGAATCAGCAATAGTAGGATTAGAACTTGTACTCCAGCACACACCCTTCATGCTTATCGTAGTTCCGTTAAGCGTTACATTACCACCAGATGTTGCTGTAGTACTAGTTATTGCAGTTATACCTGCAGTTGTTACAGTTTGTGCAGCAGCTCCAGCTGTAGCTGTAAACGTAACGTTACTTCCGTATACTGTTGTCCCAGTACTAGTTGTAGCATATGCTCTAACATTATATACCTGTCCAGCTGTCAGCCCTGCTATATTACTCGTAAAGGTTCCTCCTCCTGATCCGTTTTCAGTCTTAGTAGTTAAAGAAATAGTAGGATTAGTGCTTGTACCCCAGCACACACCCTTCATACTTATTGTAGCTCCGTTGTCTGTTACAGTACCACCAGACGTTGCTGAAGTGCCAGTAGTGTTGTTAGATATAGCTGCTGTTGACACAGTAGGTGTAGGAGTTCCAGGTGTAGTATTGCTACACAAAACTACGTCCTGTAACATTCCGTCTTGCTGTCTTCTATAATATGTGTTATCAGAATAGAAGCCATCTGGAGATTTAACTGTCAGTGACTCGTCTTCGAATACTGCAGTTGCTGTTGAAAAAATTGCTGAGTTGATGTAAACATCCATAATTTATTTGTTTTTATGTTAATCTTTTATTAATCTTATTGAAGCGCCATAGTTCTTATAAAAATAACTTTTGGTAAATGTTCCGTCTGTATTTTTTAAAGCCCAATGATTTGCAAGGTAATTAAACGATGCATTAAGACTAGTACTCCAAAAAATTCCTCTAGATCCAGTGCCAGAAAAATAACCAGGAGTAGAGCTTGCTCCAGTACGATAACCTCCTGGAATACCTGTGAAACCACTGCTATTAGTAGCATCTACATTGGTAGGTCTCCAAAGCTCCGTGCCTGTTGACTTCATTTTACCTCCTGCAACGCTTTCTCCATCTAAATTAGTTCTCAAAGCCTCCCATTCTGTGTCTGATGGAACGTGGTATCCTAATGGTGCTATTCCTCCATTGTCTATGTTATTAACCGCATACCAATTATATATTTTACCATAAATAGGACCATTAGCTTGGTTATTATCCTGATAACACCAAGCTCCATAAGTAGCGTCTCTCCAAGCAGCCCCATCTGTAATTTGTGGAATAGTTGTACCATCTCTATACCTTTCAACATCTAGATTTTTAGTTGTCCATATTTGGTTTCCAATAGATATTTCAAACAATGTAGTAAAACTTACTTCATTTCCATAAGCCGTTCCAGCATTATTGGTTGCGTAAGCTCTAACGTGGTATTGTATTCCAGGGCTTAATCCTGTAATATTAGCTGAGAAAGATCCTGTTCCTTCACCGCTAGGGACTTTATTATCATCTATATCAGGATTTCCTGCGGTATTCCAACATACCCCTTTTGTAATTATAACAGAACCACCATCACTTGAAATACTACCTCCAGATGTTGCAGAAGAATTACTTAGAGAAGATATAGCTGCTGTTGACACAGTAGGAGTATCATTACAATAAGAACAAGCGTTATAAGCAGATACCTCACTATAACAAAGACTTATAGGTGTAGCGTTGCAAGAAAGACAAGCGTAATCAGAAGATATATCGCTATAGCAAAGGCTTATAGGCGTAGCTCTACAAGCAAAACAAGCGTAATCAGAGGATGTCTCACTATAGCAAAGATCTATATATTTGCTTGCAGGACTAAGAGATAAAACATACTCCTTCATGTATGGGTCGTATCCTGCAATATTATTAAATCCAACCCTATCTTTGAATTCATTTCTAAACCAGTTACTCATACCTGTATTAGATATAGGAATTAAATCATTTCCTTTTAGATTTAATACTACATTTCTCTTAGTATCAGTGAAGTATGAGTCATATCCGTATACAACAAAGCTCTCTGGATTATCGCTTATTCCGTACTCCTCTATTCTAGCTATCTGAGTTCCAAGCACCTCTGGAATAGATGTTATAGCTCCACCTCCAGCAGCATCAGATAGTAAGTTCTTTCCAACAAGCACATTTGAAATCTTGTCCTCTTGTAGAACAAGCATGTCAGTCTGTCTTCCGTGTAGAACATTAATTGGACCGAAAGATTTTTCACAGTCCTTCCAATTTACAAGAGATAAGTTAAATTCGTTAAGTTTATTTAGGTTTGTTTCTGAATTATATACTCCGCTGTATGTAATTCCAGCGTATCTATGAGACTCCTTGAACTCTTCCTGTGAAACAGCAGTTACCCTACTACCTAAGTATAAAGAGGCTCCTGTTAACGAGTCTTTAATCTTATAACTCTCTACTCCGTTTCCAAATGAGAAGCAGTTGAAGAAATCTAGATCAATTATAGCGTCTTGAGTACCTGTCTGATTCTGATCATTAGTTTCGTTTCCACTCATATGGTATCCATCAACTATGTCAAAGCTCTGGCTATTCTCAAAGTATATCTCGTCATTACTTTGCTCTGGATTTGTCTCAAATACCAATACACCAGATGATAGCTGTACAGTTATATCTAGAGTCACCCTAGATTTTGTACTACCACAGTGAGGGTATCCAGATGTCCCTACAAATCTAAGCCTACCTTGTTCATAATCTTTTCCATATTTATCTATAGAGTTACTTCCGTCTACTGCATTCTCAGATTGAAAGAAAAAATTATTTACAAACTCTCCATAAAGAGGAGCCATATTTATATTGTAACCTTTAAACGTAGTTGATACAGTAGCAGGAGGTTCAATAGGTCCTTCATTTCCTCCTTGCTTTCCATTGTTCAAGTCAGGTCCTTCAGCCACAAACCAATCGTACATATTATTGTAGTTGTTTGCGGATGTGAATGACTGTTTAAAGTCATAAGAATAAGAATCACAATCATTACCTCTACGCCTCCTATATATTGTAACCTTAAATGTTATCTGAGTTCCCTCTGGAATAGCAAACGGCCTGTACTTTCTATTTGATGTGGTCTCTGCTGATCCATCAACATACTCAGGATTTAATTCGTCAAAATAGTAACGTGCATATCCTTCTTCTGTTACAGAACCATTCCACTTAAACGAATCAGGATCGTAACCAGCTGAAAATCCAGAAGGCCTTAGTTTCATGTACAGGCCAGATGGTTCTACTATAGGCTCGTTACTGCTATTTTCATTTCCTCCTATAAACCCTTCGTTCTGTGTACTTAGTTCAAGAACTGTAGCCTCTACTAAATTAGAAACAACTCCATTTTTGTCTGCTTTAACTATAAGTTTTTGATTTTCAACTAATTTCTGTCTATTTTCTCCCTCTAGTTTAAACCATATGTTGTTTGAACTATCTTGAAAAGATAGGTTTGTATATATGGTCTCATAATTTGATGTAGACTGCTTTAAAACAAATTTGTATTTAGTAGCCCACACAGGAGGCAAGCTCTTTAATGTAACACTAATTCTATTTGATGTGCTTGAAAACTCAGGGCCTATGAACACAGTATTTAGCGTGTCTACAAGTGCTGTAGAGCTCCTTAAATATTCATCCATATAAACTATAGCAACCTCATAATCTCTGTTGCTATGTAAACTTCTTTTACCTCCTAACTCACTAAAATAAGCCTTAGTAATTGAATTTCTAAAGTATTGATAAGCATATAATAATGTTCCCTCTGGATATTCTGTACTAAACTTAACAGCAGGACACTGTATTCCAAGTATGTTACTACCTAATTCAGCACTAATTAAAAAAGCACTACTAGATATATCTTTCCACTCTCCATATTGTCCATCAGATTCTTTTGAAACTATGTCATTATTAAATATATCTGTAAGAGAGTCCCCTTCACTTGCTTGATAGTATGGCTTATGATTAGATACAGCATTTATAAACTCTTGACTACTAGCTAAATGCCATATAGAGTCATAATCTTTCTCTAATAAAAAATAAAATCTATACGAAAAATTATTTATATATCCAGGACCTGGAGAGTCTGGTGTGTTGTCAAACCCACTGTTTCCAGAATATGAATCATGTGTAAGATTAAAATCTATTTTAAATACAAATCCTTTCTTTAATTGAATATCAGTAAAGTCTATATTTATTTTTGAATTATTTATATTTTTAGTCGTTGTAGGATCTATTGTATAAGAAATTCCATTAGCATATGTAACTGTAAGAGGATTGCTATCTATAGTCTTATTTATAACTTTTAGTGAGTAGTCAACATCTCCAACATTATATCCGTCTACATAGTTACCATATACTATTCTATTTCCAATAGATGTCTGAGCTTTTGCTAATCTAGGAACATTATCATACAGTCTAAGTAATTCACTTTCTTGTAATGTTGTATATATCTTTTTATTTGTAAATACAAGAGATTTATTTGGATCATTATTAGACCATCCCTCTTTTTTCTTATTAAACTTCTCTATTACATTTATAATATTTGAGTTAGATGTCTTAAAGCATATATCTATTCCTACAACCTGTTTTGGCCCAGTATTAAATTTTATTAATAAAGAATTAAACAAGTTTGTCATAGCTGCATTTGAAAAACTACCATAATCCATATAAAAATCATCTGGCTCAAACGCTATATCTGAAAACTGAGACAGTGCGCTATATTCACCGTTATCATATTTATATCTATATGCAAATGATATAAACTTATCTATTATGTAGTTCTCTTCTCCAGCAGAATTATAAATAGAAACTAAAGGAGAACTCATTGGAGGTGCAACTATAACAGATATATCACTCTCATCAAATGATGTATATTTACTGGTTACATTAATTCTCCTTGGAGGATTTAAGTTGTCCGTCCAAAATAATAAGTCGTCAATCTTATTTATGCTATTTATAAGGTACTTACTATTAAAATTAAGTATAGGATTTGATGACAAAGATACTAGATGATAAGATGTAGCACTAGTATTTGCATTATACGACAGAACAAGGTCTGCGCTTGTAGATGTAACAAACCAATATATAGTTTCATTAGCACTATCTTCATACGCTCCAATACACTTAGCGTCAGAACTAACATGCTGTATATTAGTTAATAAAGTATTTCCTTTAGAGTTTTCTATAGATCCAGAACTTCCTAAGTCTAAATTAGTAGACCCACCAAGCTCTGAAGATCCTATCCTTATATTTAATGCATCAACATATTCACCTGGCTTAATAAATCTCTCATCAAGATCCTTATTCATTTTTCCAACGTAAAATAATGCCTCAGCTGTATCTAGTGTATTTGCCATACCTATTTAATCCATTTATCTTTACCCCTCATATTCATAAGAAGTCTACCTGGGTGAATATTCCCTAATCTAATTCTAGTATTCCTTAGTATAGCTGTTCTTTCTTTCTTTGCTCTCTGTATTACGTATTCCTGCACTCCTAACTTAGATGAAAGTATCTGGTACTTTATGTGAGCATATAGAAACTCTTCAGCCATCTTGTTTATACTTATCCTAGAATCGTCTCCATCTTCCATTCCATCAGAAACATACTCAAGTATACACAACTCTCCAGCCATTCCAGAACCAAAGTTTATAACTCCAGACTTCTTATCAATCCTATATGTAGGGTTTATATTAGAAGTCTCAGTATTCATTCCAAATCTATTTCCTACAGGGTAGTCGAAGTACCACATCCCATTATAGTTAAATCCTTCTCTTCCACTGAAAGGTCCATCTCCAGGATACATTGTTTTCTGTTGATTTGAAATCCTATCGTTATCCAATAAAGATGTTCCCTCTAAAATATTACCATTCTGGTCAAATAAAACCCTACAGTTGTTGTCCTGTAGATAACTATTACTATAGTTTGTCTGAATATTTTCTGTTAACGGACGAAGTATTCCATCCTTGTATAAAGATATTCTTACGTAGTTTACATAGTTGTTTGGAAGTATAAACTTAAGGTCATCACATATACTTATCTCTAGAACCTTAATCTCCTTGAGAGCGTCGTAGTTAACCTCCTGTATTCCTCTCTTTGCGTGAAATAAAACATTGTACCTAGATACGTTATTAATTAACTTGTCGTTTCCAACATACATAAGCATAAAGTTGTTCACAACATCATCCAGTGAAACATACTGATATGATCCCCAGTTTTTATCCTCTGGATTTTCACCAGAATTCTCATAGTATTGATAACCAGTTAAATAAGTATCGTTACTTATAGGAGTAGCTATACAAGAAATACAAGAGTCGTAAGGAGACGTTTCGCTATAGCAAAGACTTACATACATACTTTGTGCACCATCTGCCATTATTATCCTTGTGTTTGTTTATTATTAGTCTGTTCTAAATTTCCAAATTGATACACGTCTCCCTCTCTTATTGATAGACCAGCATACTTAAGTATCTTAGCAACAAGCAACGGCTCGTCTGTAAGTGGCAATTCAAAGTCTTGATAGTCATTATTTGGATTAAATATAGGAGCCCCATTCACCATTATATAAGTCCACTTAGGATCCTTTGGAATCCTTATATACTGAGGCTTAATAGATGTTATTGAGTCAGGATATACAGTTACAAAATCTCCCTCCTGTGTATATACTGGATAAAGTGTAGACGGTGACGTTAGGTTTGAAGATAATAAGTTTAGTATCTTATCTTGAGACACCCTATCTATTTCTTTTGATCCGTATCTAATTGTGTTTATATAGTAGTAATTAGAAGGAAGAAGAAATTTTCCTGAACTAACACTAAGTGTAGTTGTAGACGATAAACTATCTATAACCTCCTCAGCAAGTTTAACCATGTCTGCATATCCAGTCCCAGACTGTCTATTGTTCATCTTATTTATCCAGGTGTTGTACTGGTAAAAATAATCTTCAAATATATCTATCTGTGCCTGCTTAGCGAATAAATTAAAGTCATCTGGTGTTATATACCCAAAATTATTTTTATTTACGGCAGAGAGTACCGTATTTCTTACCGAATCTATCATGCTAAAAACTTTTTACAAAGATAACAAAAAAAACACCCCTTATTTTGGAGTGTTTAGTTTAATTATTTTATGTTATTCTCTAACAATTTCAATACCTCAATCCCTTCATCTGTCTGAAGGTATGATGCTAATATATAGTTCTTATCCTCTCCGTATGGAACGGTAAGTATCTTCTTCTTGTTTTGTGGTAAGTTAAAGTAGATGTCTCTGTCCTTATTCTTCATAACGATCACATTATACTCAAAAAACTTAGCGCAGGTGTTCTGTAGCTTTAACATTGGATCGTTAAGCATATTTAAAAAATCTGTTGGATACGACTTGGCGTAAACAAATACGTCCCTCTTAAGCTCTGCCGTAGACATCTTCTCAATGTTTGCTCCTAATAAAACTCTAGCCACAGCCTCTAACATCTCCACGTTTAATTCTCTAGCTGCCAACTGAGCATCTAGTTCTGCATTAAACTCTTCAATATCAATAACTGCATTCTTCTCATTGTTTACCTCCTCAAATATGTCTCCATAACCTGGGTGTAAAGATAAGAACTCCTGTAACACAGGATTGTTTTTAGGAACAATTAGTGCCCCATCAACAAAGACAATTGGCTCTAGTATAGAGTTTCCGTCCTGTTCTTCTTCAAATGGTGTCTTCTGATTTATAGCATATCGTAATGCTCTGTTTGATTTTCCGTCAAAGTGAAGTAGAGGTGCTCTACGTGTGTTTCTTGACGACAACATGTAAGTAAGTGGAGTTGAGTCTCCCTTTAAAATGTAGATCTTATCTACTGGTACTGCTTGATTTTTCATTTGATATGATTTAATTTATTAAAATAAGAGGATGCGGTGATAATCGCCGCATCCTCTATTAAGGTATTCTAGTTTGTGAACAAGAAGAAGTTATTTGCTCCTAATGTACATAAAGCTCTTTCAGATAAGAAGTGAACTTCCATTGCATCTAAGCTAGAGTTTTGTGCTCCACCTGCAGAACCTGTGATCCAAGTCTTGTAACGTCTATCTTCTGTTTCAGAAGCTCTGTAACGTACGTGTAAGAATGGACGTTTAGCGTTTTTACCAAGAACTTGATCGTATACTGTAGTAGATCCAGCTGGAACCAATACACCGTTGATAGCTCCACCAACGATACCACCTCTTAATGAAGCGTCGTTTAAGTACTTCCAGTCAGTTTTATAGAAGTCATAACCTCTACGGAAACCTGTGAACCCTAAGTTCAATGCCATCTCTTTATCGTTATCAAACAAACCATAAGATGTACCACCTGCTCCATAAGAATTTTGTTGAGCCAACATATCGTCAATATCAAAAGAGAACTGACGGTTGATAAACAACACATTCTCTTCGATAGCACCTTGCTTGTCAAGTCTCTTGATGATCTCATCAAAATCAGATAATGCAGTTGGGTTACCACCACTGAATACGTTACCTCTATTTCCGATAACATAGAACATACCTTCAGAACCTTTGTTTCCTACAGATGCAGTAGCAATAGCTCCAGAAGCTGCCTCAGCAGGAACTGCCTCGATCATAGACATCTCTAAGTAGTCCTCAAAACGTAGACGAGTTTCGTGCTCTGATTTGATATACCATAAGAAACCTGAAGCTCCGTTCTCAGTTGTAACTTCAACCCATCCAATTTGAGCCATGTCAGATCCAGTAACAGAGTACTTCTCTTTGATGATAATTGGGTTGTTAGAGAAGATAGAGTCAGAAGCCTCAACAGACTCAGCAACTCCATTTGTTCCTTTTCTGAACTCAGAACCGTATACAAAACAACTTACAGTATCTGTAGCTGCAAATGTTTGTCCTGCAGCTGCATAATATGCAACATCAAATGTGTTAGCTCCAGAAGCTACAGCTGTGATGATACCCTTGTTAGATTTTGAAGATGCGTTGTCAGAGATCAATACTGTTTGACCAACTTTAAATGCAATTCTAGCAGTACCAGAAAGGTTAGAAGATGGAATTAATGTATCAGATACTGTAATAGTTGCAGTATCAGATCCCGCTGCTGCTGCAGAAGCACAGTTTACGTACTTAGTGTGTAGACGCCCTTGTTCAGCCCATTTGATAAGGTCTGATGTAGATGGCATCTCAGCTCCAACAGCTCTTAAGAAAGATGCTACTGAGCGATTTCCATATCGTTCGAACTCTTTCTCGTATGTATCAGGAAGATACTGGTTCAAGAAGTTGAAGTCCGTGATGTAATTTGTTGCAAGAGTTTGTCTCGTTGCGCTTGGTTGTAATGCGAACCCTGGGGTGCTTGCTACTTGTGCTGGCATGTTTTTGTGTTTTAAATGTTTCTATTACTTTTTATTTTTAGCCCTCTTCCGCTATCACTTTCAGTAGCTACAACTTTAAATCCTGATTGGCTGATTGATTGTGGTACATTTCTAGTATCCATGTCAATATTCTTAATTTTTCTTGCATTATCTAATAACGCTTCAGCCTTGCCTTGTTCATAAAAGAACGTGGCCATCTTCTCTGGGTTCATAGCAGCTGCTAATGATCTGTGGTAACCAACAGGATCAGATATCATTCCATTTGCATCTATATACTTAGATATAAAGTTTGAAACATCTGATTGAATTTTCTTAGTCTCCTTAACATCTCCAGGTGAAAACTTAACTGTCTTATCTCCTATAACGAAATCAAAACCTTTGAAATCATCAGAGAAAAGCTCCTCCGTCTTCTTTTGAAAATACTCAGATTTTCTGTAATTTTCTTCTTGTTGACTCTGCGAATCTTGAACATATTTCTTGTAGGCGTTGTAAGTCTCCTTCTCATCTTCAGAGACAAGACCTCCAGCTGACTCAACTGGTATCTTATATGCCTCCTTTGAATCCTCAAAGTACTTCTTGGCCTTAGCAAGCTCTTTCTTCTTGGCGAGTTCCTTCTTCTTGATATCCTTTGGATCGTCTAAATCCTCGTCGTACGAGAACTTGTCCTCAATCATATAAGCGATATCCTCCTCGTCCAGATCTTCATCTGTCTGTGAGTAGTACTCTGCCAACAATGAGTCTGAATCCATTGAGCTGTAGTCCCTGTTTAACTTAACAAAGTCTTCTATCCCACGTCCAGTCTCTTTTTTATATTTGAAGTATGCAGATACGTCGCCTGGCAACTCCTCTGTTTCCTCCCTCTTTTGAAATAACTCATCAATTGATGTTACCTCCTTATTGTATCTGTTCTTAATGTACGACAGTACATCCTCGTCCTTTAATCCTGTCTCTTCAACTTGTTCAGTTGCAATTAACGGCTCCTCTTTCTCCTGACTAAACTTCTCCTCGTGTTGATCTAATAACTGTTGTTCTACCTCTTGAATAGACTTTTGCTCAGAGACTCCTAGGTCTCTAACTGTAAAATTTTCCATTTGATTTAATTTTTTGCAAAGTTACTTATTTATCTTGGTTCAAATTCAGCCATATCGAATCCGTCCAAGCTATCCTCATTTGATTCAAAATTAACTGGTGGAAGATTATTCTTACGCTGATCAATTAACTTTGATTGTTGTGTATTCTGTATGCTTATTCTCTTATCCTTAGCCTTCTCTTTAAGCGTGTCCTTCTGACTCATCTGCTCTGTTTCAATGCCTTTTAACTGCATATTCAGATCAAACTCCATCCTCATAAGCTCCATCTTAAGTTGGGCCTCTTGCTTAAGTTTCTCAATATCAAATCCTACCTCTGCCTGCTTGATCTGCATCTTAGACTGTGTCTCTGCCTGTATGGCTTGTAACGCGTTCTGAGCTGCGGCCTGTTGTGACTGCTGCTGAATCTTACCCTGCATCTGCTGCTGAGCCTGCTGATTCTTCTGTATTGTCTCCTCCTTCTTCTTTCTCTGAAGTTTAAGGTACTGGTTAGCCAGCTTAAGGTTTCTGATCTCTCTGATGTCTATCGCATCCTCTAGATAAATAGCATCCCTAGATAGAGCCATCTGAATATTAGCCTCTAGCTGAGCCTTCTCCTCCTCGTCTGGTGCAACCTCTATAAATATACCAAAGTCGTGTATATGCAAGTCCTTTATATCCTCTAGTATACTCACGTTGTATTTACCTATCTGAAGGATGAACTCCTCCTTAAAGTCTGAGTACTCTAGTATGTCAGCAACCCTACAAGATATAGCCTCAGATAGAGTCTTTGTTATATATAGACTAGACTCAAGTATGTGTCTTGTAGCTGTATTCGAATTAAGTGCCGCTAGTTTCTGTACTCCAACCAAAGAGTTTGGATCTGGCATAGAGCCGTCCCTTGCCTCGTTAAGACCAGTTACATCCCTAATCATTCCTAGGTAGTGGTTGTAGCTTCCTACAAGGCTAGATATCTTGGCCTGTCCACTATTAGAGTTAAGCTCCTGGATAGGAACCCTTGCGTTGTTAAACTCACCGTCTCCTGTGTAGCTCCTACCAATAACACTACCAGTCTGGAAGTACAGTCTAAGAGCGTCCTCTGGAGAGTATGCAGAACCGTTTCCTAAGTCTACCTCGTTAATACCGTCAGCGTCAATGAATACACCATCAGGTACAACCTTAGATATAACCTGCTGTAACTTTAGGTGTACAACCTGTATAAGGTCAGCAAATGGTATCATCCTCTTTACTAATGACTCTATAGCTCCCTTGTACATCCTTGGAGCAACAGCCACGTAGTTTGGAATTGCATGCTGAGATGCAGACTTAGGTCTTACCATATTACGAGATAATTCCCACTTAAGCATTATGTTAGTTCCCATAACCATAACACCATCGTACCAAACGTCTATAGTCTTCTCTATTTTTTCAAAGTTACCCTCGTCCATCATCTCCTGTGGAGGATTGAACGTGTCTTCCTTGTCAATTATCTTGAAGTTTCCATTGTCTAGATTCTTCTTCTTGTATACTATCTTCTTGGTAGTCTTATAGTTAAAATATAACAGTGTAGCAGAGTCCTTACTAAAGAGGCTGTTGTTATAAAACTGGGATGAATTATTATAGTTGTACCAAGACTGACTATACTTAGAAATCTCTTCAAGTTGTTCATTAGTTAAGGTAGTGTCTATCTTTACAAGCTCTGTTATTGGAACTGTCTTTATCTCTCCCCAGTAGAAGCAGTCCTTAAAGTTTGGATCTTCTGTGTAGCTGTATACTATGTTTGCTGGATCTACGTACTCAATCTTAACCCCTGCTCCTGGAAGGAACATGTGCTTTGCAACACCAATTCCTAGCGTGGCAATGTCGTAGTCTATTCTTTTTCTTGTCTCGTTGTATTTATTCTGATCTAGAATTGTATTTATGGCCTCCTCCTCAGCAATCTCTATCGCTGGCTTGTACTTAAGCTCCATATAAAGAGCAAGCTCCTCGTCGTTCTCTGGAAGCTCCTCTGGGTTTGTATCAAACGCGTCAACACCTAGATTGTTCTTGATATCTGTAAGAATATCCTTTGACAGCATGTCTGCCTGAATCATGTCCTGATACTTGGTCTTCTTCTGTAGTGATATCGAGTCCTGTGCGTATGCCTTAACCTTAAACAGTCTGTCGTTCATTCCGTTAACAACAACGTCAACAAACTTTGGTATGATAGGTACTGGAGTCCAGTCTAGGTTCAGGTGACTAAGGTCACCGTCAACAGCCATCTCGTTCTTGTACTTGGCCACCGACTGCTCACCCCTTGCGTATAGTCTTAATCTATGGAAGTCTCCCCACTGATTATAAAATCTTGAGTTAGTGTTATCCTTTCTAAACCACTCGTACTGAATGGATTGCCCAATCTGTAGTCCATACTCATATGTCTCCTTTTCTCTATCTGACGCGAACTGGTCAGGAAAGCTGGCAGGATTTATTTTAATAGTTACTTCCTTCATCTTATAATTTCACTATATCTTCCGTTGTTATTATATTTCGCAAAGGTAATGCTTAATTTCGATTCTTTTTTTGCCGTAAGGTACACATTCTTTTGGTTAGCCATTATAGCTAGTCCAGAGCTGATTGCAGCGTCAAACTTTGTCCTGTTGTTTATATCAAACTTAGCCCACTCCTCGATTGTTCTTGTGAAGTACATGTCACCCATCTCGTCAGAGTCCCTGTATGTTCCCTCCATGTCCAGTCCAACGTACTTCTCTATGTACGACTCAATTGCAGCCGCGTGAGACTGCTTAACGTCCTCAGATGAGTTGGGTATACCCCCTAGCTCCTTCTCTGTCTTAGAGAGATTTGTTACGTGCTTGTCTGGCCTGTTCATGGAGAAGCCCCTATAACCCCTATTCTTTAGGTGGTACAGCAGCCTAGGCTTATTGTTCTCTACAAGTATAGGCATCCCATAGAACACACAAGCCATAAGGACCTCCTCAAAGAATATCTCTGCTGTCTGTGGCCTTGCTATGTACTCAAGGAAGAAGTGGTTGCTAGGTGCGTCGTCCATATTGAACTTGGTCAGACCGTGAAGTGATCCATTAGATCCACCACCACCAACTGTACCAGATATGTCGTACGGGTCACAACCAAACGCACCGATGTGGTCGTTACCTGGGTACCTCATTCCGTTCTTGTTTATGACGTTGTTCTGCATCTGGTTGCTAGGTATCCATGACACTAGGAACCTTCCCCTTGAGTCTGGAGTCCACACAACCCTTGTGTCCTTATTTCCTTCGTACCAGCTGAACGATCCACGAGTCAGAACCCTGTCCTTTATAAGTGAGTCGTTGTAGTCTATCTGCTGGTATATCTTTGTAAGGTTGAATATGGATGACTTACTCTCGTCCCTGAACGCATGAGACTCAGTCCTAGAGAACTGCCTGTAGAACTCGTTAAGCGCATCAGCGTCTCCCTTAAGAGACTCCACCTCGTTCTCCCAGTAGTCAACTGCACCAGTCCTTATCATAGACTTGTCCATACTCTGAACTGGTTTCTCTGGTTCTCTGAACACTGGCATACCGTAGATGTCTATGTAACCCTCAAAGTTCCACTCCATAGGTATATACAGAGAGTACATACCAGACTTAGTCTGTCCGTTGTTGTTTCTTGTCTTTATATTAGAGTCCTCGTACAGCCTCTTGAAGTTAGATCCACCCTTTGCAAGCGCGTTAGGTGTTGATCCCATGAGGCACTTTCCAATGATCCTGCTACCCAATCGTAGACAGGTCTTGGTAACCCTCCAGTTGTTCAGGATGTTATCTGGTGCAAGCCATTTTCCCGATTCGTCGTGTATTAGTAGCTGTAGCTTCTGACCATCGTACGAGTTATCTCCTGTGTTCTTCCAGTCGATTGTGGTATCAAGACCCTCGATCTCAACATCTCCGTCCTCGTACATGTTCTTCTTGGTTATCTTTGATGCAGGAACCCTGAAAGCAAGCTCTGTCTTTGGCTTGTCCATACCATCCTGTATCGGCTTGAAAAAGAACGGGTAGTTGTTCACGATAGGCACAACCTTGTCCGTAAACATTGTCTTGGCATCGTTACCAGTCTTGGACAGTATCCCAAGTCTTGAGTCCTTTGCAAGGGTTCCTATGTTGGCCAGCTCGCTTGATCCCATAAAAGAGAACCCAGAACGTCTGATCTTCAGGTATGTCATACCGAAGCACCTGTCGTCAGCCTTGCATGCCTCCCAGAATATAAAGAACACCCTGTTAGCCTCCCTGAAGTCTGGAAGTCCAACGTCAATCTTTGTCCACTGCAGGTACATGTACTGAGATCCAGTTATGTACGTATCAACACCGTTGTTCTTGAAGAAGAACCCATTCTCTCTACGATCAAACTCACCCTCTATGTAGTCAACCCACTTAGCCTTGAACTCCTTAGACATCGTGTGCCACTGGAATATAGACTTTATATTTGACAACTCCCTTGGGTAGTCAGCTGGTTCCCAGTACTGGTTCTCCTTCTTCTCGTCCCTTTTATACACGTTTTTTGGGACGGATGGTAGCGCTATATTGAGACCATTTATCTCGTATATGTCACCGATGGTTCCGTCCTTAGATATTACAACCAGGTCGTGCTTCTCGTCATAACCATAGGCCCAAGACTTTGCCTTGTTCTTCATATGTATGGTGTTAGCAGGAAGAAACTCGCTAAGCCTTGTGTATAGATTATTTTGATCTTTTTTCTGCAAATCCCTGTATTTTAGGTTCTGATACCTTAACCTCCTCGGTTAGTTTGTCGTTCTCTTGCTCTATCCTATTAAGTATCTGGAAGGCATCTTCTATAGCCAATCTTTTTGTAGCTGCTGCGTTCTTTAGCTTGTCAGCAGATAGGTCTGTTTCCATTCCAGTTATAATCTCGTCCTCTGCAACCTTTATCAACTCATTAACTGCCTTGTACCCAGCAGCAATGATCTTCTGTTTTATTATGTTGTGGTCCATTTGATTGTAATGTTTTTGGTGGTCATCCTGTACAACTTCTCGTCGTTTATATAGAATGGGTACTCACTGTCTGGCTCAAACGAGATCTCATCTCCAATGCTCAGACCAAGGTCTAGCAACTCTTGATTTATATAGACAATGGTACCCATCAGTGGCTCCTCCTTGCTGTTCTTGTTTATAATAGACTCTATTTGTTTTAATGGCTTGATAAAGCAGTACTTGGAGTGTGTGTTCCACTCACCGTTCTGGTTGTACATGAAGTACTGCTCGTCGTCTATAAAGAACAGGTCGTCCTTAAAGAAGCTGGCTCCGCTCTTCTCTCTACCCTTCATGTCGTAGTAGACCTTGAACACGTTGTGGTGAACTAAAAGTATATCGCTAACTTTTACATTTCCGTCGTAAGTTATAGGTATACTTACAACTTCTGCAAGCCTATTAGATACCGTGTGATCCTCCTTAGATGTGCTGGTTATAAAGTCAACTCCTCCAATACTTTTTATATTATCGTATCGCCTACCATCTAATGGTCTGACGACAAACATATCTGGGGATCTCATCAGAAGTTTATATTGTACTCTAGAGAGACTGGCATGTTGATGTTGAACTCCTTCCAGCAGAACACCTCTGAGTTCTTCTCTATCCACACCTTTATACCTCCAGACTTGTCGTCTAGAAGTATAGAGTGTATGGTGTAGCTTTTATCTAGGACCTCCTGACCGACGATGAAGTGCATAGCGTCGCTTTTATAGTTAGGCCCTATAGATATCTTTCTAATATCATTCATTTGATTAGATATTCTCGCTGTCTATGATCTCTCCTGTTTGTAGGTTTATATTTACACTTCCATAAACTTCTACTAGTTTATTTTGTTGATCTGAAAAATCTTTATACGTTGTTTTTATTTTAGAAAAAAGATCTTCTTTAAAAGAATTTAATCTTTTAATTTCAATTTCTACATCAGCAAGTTTTTCTTTTGATAAATTTATCTCTAAACGTATTCTTCTTAAATCCTCTAACTCTTGTTCTGTTATTGTTTTCATTTGTTTTTTTTTACAAAGATAGTAATAATATTGTTCCAATAATTGCACCTAACGAGGTAAAATAAATATCTATTTTATCAAATGGAGCCTCATGATATTTACCGAAGTACCACTCCCAACAAAATCCTATAATATAACCAAATATACCAGCTATAATAATCTGACCTGTCTTTCCTATATCAAAAGAATGATCAAATTTAATCAACAACCAAAATAATGGTGTTACTACGACAGCCCCACCTATTAGGTGTAAGTGCCATCTTTGTTTTATAAATTTATTCATAGTACTTCGTCTAATCTATCGGCTTGTAAAAACCAATAATCCTCTCCTATTTGTATATCTGTCCAAGTCAGACAGTCATCACCGCAGGGCAATCCAAAATAAGCATTTACTGTATCTAATGATGCTTGTGCTTCCTCGTAGGTGTTGTATTTATATACTATATTATTCATAAATCAAATATTGATGTATTTCTGGAATGTCATCTTCTGAAATTTCAAATAAAGTTGGATTATCAACTATTGATAAATGTTCTTCTAATGGTTCATTTGCTTCCACTACTGTATAGCTTTCTGTACCTACTGTGTTTATTTGTCTAATATGTCTCATTATGTTGTATAATATTGAATGTATGCAGTTCCGACGAGTGCGTTGACTGTGTTTCTAATAATTAATAAATCGTAAGGAAGTGCTCCTGTCCCAGATGTATTTCTACGTATGGCAGATACTCCAACTCCAATAGTAGTAAATGAGGGGGCTGTTTTAGCGGTATTAATTAAACCAGTCCCAAAACAGAATGTCTCTCCATTTGCTATAAATCCAGTTACTGTTGCAGGAACAGGTAAATCGCTCATATTATCAAAAGGTATGGATACCATAGTTACTCCATTTGCAGCTGTTGTATAAATTAAATTTACTCTTAAAGTTACTAATCTACCAACTTGGGACCATCTATAAGTATGATTCGAAGTTCCACTTGGGGCAGTTGTCCCAGTCCAAACTATATTTGTATTTGATAATGTTTTTTCCGTTATATCTTTAAAAACTTGTTCTGTTGGAACTGCACTTGCATTTGTGTTATTAGCTAATATTTTATAAGCTCCTATTGAAGTATTAACTGTACTAATTGTATTACTTGTTATATCTATACCATTCCCTGCTGTTAAAGTTGGTTGCTTACCATTTAATTGTGTTTGGACACTACTTGTAATACCTTTTACATATTGCATTTCTAACGCTGTTGGGCCTATTGAGTCAAATCCAATAAACAACTCTCCAGTAGATGGACTTCCATAAACTACAGTAGCAGAAGTATTTGCGAGTGATACAGGTAGTCTAATATTAGAAGTAAAAGTTTTTAATCCTGCTATAGTTTGCAGCCCTGTTGAAACCAATCCTTTTTGAGTAGCACTTGCATCTGGAACTAAATTTTCAACAAGTGAATGCTCCCATAGTGAGGCAGGGTCATTCCAATACAGTACCTCGTTATTTAGCGCATCTATTTTCTCAACATCGGCTAAATCTCTTAAATAAAGGTTAGGTATTATTGCAGAAGATATGGCAGCTGTACCCCTTACTGGGTCAGCGCCTCCAAATAGAAACTCATAAGTAGCCCCGCTACCTGTACCTGATTTAATTCCATAGAATTTTAAGACCACCCTGTCCGTACTTAAAAAGATACCGTTATTCCATAGTGCTATTGAAATATACTCAACATAAATTCCTCCGTTAGCAGGTACAACAACTGGAGAACTATCTGCTATTAATGTTTCAACTCCTGATATATCTCTCTTATAAATACTGAAGAAGAAGTCTGCCCCGCTAGATGTAGAGCCACCTGTTCTTCTTATCTTACCAATTACTGAAAAGTTAAATACACCTGGATTACCTAGCAAGATACTAGGGTCACTAATTACCGCTCCACAAAACGTAGGAGATGCTAAAGTACCAGTAATTGTAGGAGTTGGTACATTAACTGCAGTTGTGTTATATCTCGAATCAGCTATGTTTCTAACTAAAGCCGTGTAACCTGCTATAACTGGGTCTGGTGATGTGGTAGCATATAGATCTAATGTAGATGGTAAATCAGCAGAGGTTAAGTATGTGTTATTATCAACTGAACCATCGGCCTTTAAAAATTGAAAATCAAATCCTCCTTCTTTTATAAATGAATTAGCAGTTATATCATTCAATCCTAAATCAACATCAGTTGTAGCACCTGTATATGGAACAAATACCGTTTGACTGTTACTTAAATATTCTTTAGTAACTACTGCTTTTCCACTTGCATCTCCATTTATTAATGTGTTTGTTTGTGCAGGTACTGTTGTTAATCCTGTATCAGTAGATTGGAATCTAATCGCTCCTAAACCATTTGCTAATATTACATTACTTGTTAATCCTGTGGCAAATGTATTATCAAAACACCCTATAATTGTATTATTAGAACCTGTTGTTACACCCGATTTTTGCTTTGGATTTAATATAATATTATAACTACCTGAAGTTATAGTGCCACCACTTTGATTTTCTATTAATAAATTATTTCTTCCTGAACTAATAGAAGAACCTGATTGATAACCTACAAGTATATTTTCAGTACCTGTTGATGACACACCACCTCCAGCATAACTACCGATTGCAGTATTATAAGAAGCTGTATTTTGGTTTAATGCACAAAGTCCTATTGCAGTATTATTTTGCCCTGATATACTATTTTGTAGAGCATATTGTCCAACAGCTGTATTTTGTGTAGCGGTTGTTGAATTTGCCATTGCTGAATTACCAACAGCTAAATTAAGTGTTCCAGTTTCACAAAGTCTTAAAGCAAATTGTCCAAAAGCGTCATTTAAATAACCAGTTGTTAATGTTTTTAATGCTCCACTTCCAAAAGCAGTATTAAAACGACCTTCATTTCCAGTAGTGTTTATAATTGATTGTAATGCTTGAAATCCTACTACTGTATTTGATGTAGAAATAACATTTCCTCTACCAACTGTTACACCATTAATTGTAGAATCAATAGTTGTAGTTATAGAATTTGAAGTTATAGAATTTGTAGTGATTGCACCAATATCAGTTACAGATTGTAAATTTTGGTCACCCGTATTAGTTCCTGTTATTGTAGGTTTATTTAATATTTGTGCATCCCCACTAACTGCATTCCAATCAGCGTTTACATTTACTTCAGCCCCTGTTGCAATATCAGCTAACTTAGATTTTTCAGCACTAGTGTAATCTTCTGTGCTTAATCCTTTGCCTATTATTTTATCTACTTTTAAAGAATCTTGTGCATCTACATAAGTAACGGTAGCTAGTCCACTGATTGAAGGAATTGTTGGTTTGTTTAATATCTGTGCATCTCCAGTTGTAGCATTCCAATCTGCATTTACATTAACTTCTGCTCCTGTAGCAATACCAGCTAACTTAGATTTTTCTGTAGCGGAAAATAGGCCAGCATTTAAAGCATCAGCAAGCGGTATTGTTGCATCATTTCCAGTGTCTGAATTTATAGTTCCATTAGATACTCCTGGTGTGTACGAAAGATTTGTAACCCCAGATGCTATCTCAAGATATACGCTACCTGTCCACCTGTACACCTTGTTTGTATCCAGTGTTATATATATAACCCCAGTCGCCCCTGGTATTGGAAGCGCCGCATAGTTTGCAACCTCTATAACGTCATCTACAAATGACGGTAGTTGATTTGCTGGAACTTTACCACCTACCAAGTCCGCTTTTAAATTTAAAGAACTTTGGGTAGAGTCGGATATGTAGTCCTCAATCTGGTATTTTTTTATTTTTATCATATTTATTTTTTATATATTTACCACACTGAATAATATGTATTAATATACGATTCTATACTTACTCTATTTGGGTTATCTGGAAATGACATTATTTCAGAAATATGCCCATCTGTATAGCCATAGAATGCCGTAGCACCAGTCCTTCCAATCACTATATCAGAGTTTGTAGTTGTTAATGAAGTTACTGAAGCTGGAGATAATAGTACTCCATTTGACCAAGCACTTGTTGTTGATGAACCTGCTACTAATTCATATAATCTATTAACACCTGCTATATTTGTATATCCAGTAAATGTACCCGAAGTTCCATAACTTATACTATTTCCACTTGGTACATAAAATCTTTGACTAGAAGCAAGTGAAAAAAGTAAACACGTACTAGTTGGAGCTAATCCATTCCCTAAAGTATAAGTAGAAACATTATTAAGTGAAACTGATGTATCACTTACACTTAAACGATTTATATTCAATTGTACAAATCTAACAGCAACTTTACCATTAGAAGTTTCTAACTCACCTGAATAAACTAATCTTGGTTGGCCACTAAGACTTGCTTGTGTTGTATTTTTATCATTTCCACTTTGGTCAAACCACGTAACAACAAATATATCACAAGTATCATATCCATCAATATTTATATATCCAGTTGAAGCGGCAAACTCACCTAATGTTGTTGCATTTGTATAAGTTCCAGATACATAAGTAACAGTACTATCTAATCCTATTGTATCACTTGAATTGAAATATACGTTTACTACTGTTGTAGTGACGCTTGGGGTTAAAGTTGTTCTTCTTACTCTCAAACATTTATAAGTAAAAGTACTACTTAATCTTCTTAATGAATAAGCATGATACGCTGGATATAATCCATTTATAAGGTTTAAACTAGGGACAGCTAATGCTGTAAATGTTACCTCTTCGCCATAAGTAGTTCCTATACTATTTGTTACATAAGACCTAACCTTATACGTAACTCCAGGAGTTAGTCCAGTAATATCACTAACAAATATCCCAACTCCAGATCCATTGATTGTTCTTGGATTTGATACTATATTAGGATTTCCTGCGGTATTCCAACATACCCCTTTTGCTGAAACACTATAACCTCCGTCATTCGTAACTTCTCCTCCACAAGTAGCAATTTTTGTTGAGATCTCAGTAACGATGTCTGTAGTTACAGTTCCCACACCAAGTGTAGTAGTTGCCTGTATATTATTAGCGTATGCAACAACTCCATATATCAGTGCATAAGCTCTAATATAATAAGTCGTATTAGGATTTAACGCAACTATATCAACAGTGTACGACCCAGTTCCATTACCATCTATTACTCTACCTGTTGCTAATGTTGGATTTATAGATTTACTATATACCACGCCTCGTTCACTTACTGGCTCAAGATAACCCGTTGGTATGTACCCCCCCGTTCCGAAAAGTTCTTTCCCTTCTATTTGTGATGGGTATGTAGTTGTAAACCCTGGCACTATAAGATTATCTTTTATAAGCCTTATTGATGCGCCCCTATTAAGGGTAATTGTTGAAGGGTAATAATTTTGGAATCTATTTGATGCACTTTCTAAACTAACATTAAGTGTAAATGGCATATCTTTTGTCCACCAATACCCAAAATCTCCTAAATCATCGAATGTTAGGCTAGTTGTTCCTAGTTTAGCTCCTCCTGGTAATGCGGTAAAGGTACTAGTATTAGTTCCAGTATTTCCAATACTCCAATGAGTAGTACCGCTTTCTTTTAATTTAGCGCCAGATACTGCATTTCCGCCTAAAGATAATGATAAGTTTGTCCAATCAGTATACAATGCTACAGTCCAACCTACTGGAGCTATTACTTTTCTATTTGCTATTTGTTGAAGTGTTGGTGGAACTGATTCTTCCACGTGTATTCCCATTAATGCGTACCAATTATACAGTCTTCCATATACTGTTCCATTTGCTCTATTATCTTCATAATAACGCCATGCTCCAGTTTTCAATGAAGCCCATCCAACCTTTACCTCTGGGATAATAGTTCCATCTGTGTACCTATCTGTATTTAAGTTCTTTTGATCCCATATTCTATAATCAGCCATAACAATAGTTTCCGTAGGAATATACGGACCACTATCTGATAAACCTGCCATGTAATATATTGCTGGAATCATTATATATTATTTACTAATAAATAAATTTTACTTCCGCTCCTTGTTAATAAAGCTGTACTTCCTTCTGTTCCGTTTAATATCGCTCCATTAGGTGCTACCAATATAGCGCCAGTTCCAGTAAATGTAAATGTTATATTAGCAGTTCCAAGTTTTGTGTAACTAGCTATGAAATCTGTAGCAGTGTCGGATATTGTTGCAGCAACTTCAATTGCAGTAGTTGAATTATTAATCATTACATTTCTTCCGTTTTGCGAATAATTATTTCCTCCTGATACTCCCTGCGTTTCTGTAGTTATATTTGACGTTGACTGAATTGTTATATTATATACAAAAGTAGTAACTATATCTGCAGTTGTCGCTATTGTATATGAACCTGCAGTTTTATTTGGATACTGTAATACAATATCTGAAGTTATGTTATCAATTTTTAAACTACCAATTAGATCATTTCTTTCTATATTTACAGATGGGTTATTTGAATTATTTCCAGCAGATATTGTAACTGCATTGTATTTACCTGTATTTGTATATGAAGTCTGTATATTACCTTCCGCAATAATCATCTCCTTACTTTCTGTTGTGGAGTGTATCTCATTAATAGACATCTCATATCCTGCATATACAGACTGATAATCAATATCTACTAAACTTGTATAAGACTGGAATGTACCTAGATCATTTAATGTATTTATAACATTATAATCTCCATGTTCATCAATGGTATTATTTAATATAATATCATTTGTTATGTGATTATTAACATTTGTAACTCTTTGTAAATCTGGAACGTCTAAGAACTCCTCTATATAGTTATATACAATAGTAACAACATCACCAGGATATAGTTCATTTAGTATAGTTACAGTTTTTGGAAATGTATAAAAGTATCCTTCTGGATGTAGTGAAGTTGAATTTATAATTACCTGAAGAACATTAGTTATTGAATTTTGCAAAATAAAATAACTATTTGAAGTGTAGTTAAATGTTTCCTTAGATAATTGTGCAACGGGTATTTTTTTATCAGAATCAACTATTGATATCATGTAGTCCTCGTCCTCCTCTATAAATCCGTTGCCGTCTATAAATTCTACGTTTACTACATAAAAATTAGGATTTAATAAGTATTCATTTATAGATAATATATTATAGTATCCGAATAAGTTTATGTTCTTAGATTTATATATTAAACTCTTTGATCCTATTAAAAAATTAAGGAACTCTACTACATCATTTCCCTTTAGTGTTGTCTTACTTAATAAAAATGTGCTTATTGCAGAGAAATTAACTGTAGGTCCTATCTCCGTCTCAAATGATAGTGTTCCAGTAGGCCTTGTCTCTGAAGGAGATATTGTGAAGTACTTATATAATAAATCTACCCCAGTATTAATTACCTGACTACCATTAAAGTAGTTTGATAATTTTCTAGCAGTAAAGTTCTTTGTTCTATTGTACGTGTTTACGTCCGTTCCTATCCACTTGTCATCTGCCGTTACATTTTCATCTATATTATAAACACTTATCTTTGTCATCTTCCTTGTCCTTTATAGGATTTTTTATAGTTCTTGCTCTGTTTTAGAGATGATGTCTTTGACTTGGAGTGAATTCCAGGTCTGTTTACACTCTTCTTAACAGACTTAACAGATACTGTTTGTTTAGCCATAATACTATTATAAGTGATATTATTATTATCCAGAGAATGTTGAAAGATTTTCTCTCAATTTCTTTTTTTTTTATTTTCTCAATAGTCTTCGTAGATTGTTGTTTTTCTTCGATCTTAGACTCTATCTTTTTCTCAGTATATATTGTCTTGTCTTTTGTCTTTTTATAGTTAATAGTAACGTTTCTGTACGTTTTACCATCAATAACAATATCCTTACACGTGTCTAGTGGAGTTATAGTGATTTCATCAGTTATGATATCGTTTTTAGTCTCTACATTAGAGACTATATCTGTCGCAATTTTAGTATATATTTGCGACACAGAATCCTTCCTAACCTCATCTATCACTACCTTCCTGGAAGAACAAGATGATAACATTGTAATCACAATAGTTGATATTAACACGAATATCCAAAAGTATATGTAGTTCCTGTTGTGGCTTGTCATGATATGGTTATGGTTATATTCTTAGCGCCTTGCATCTTTTTAAATAAAGAGTCGAACGCCTTACGTGATTGCCCTATAAAATCGTTTGAACGTGTTCTGCCAACAAGTATACAACCCTCTGTGTCATGGTTCGAGTTACCTGAATGGATACGCACGCCCTCAAAGTTTGGCACGTTTAATAGCAATGGCAATAATCTTTTAAATCTATTAGACTGGTTAATTATAACCTTGTATGTGCCCTTAGCAATAGCGGTTTCAGACTTAATTTTAACCTCTCTTTCAATATCCTCTAGGGTGTAGCACTCAAACTTACCGTCAATGGTTAGCTCACCTATCGTCGATTTGCTTGTCTTGTGTAGTCTCTTTACTTCTATCTTCATTTCTCTTAAATATTTCGTAAATTTTAACTGATGTATATACTATAGATAGAATAAGTAGCAGTATCTTTAATGTATTCTCAATGTTTGTAAATGTCATAAAGAATGTTAACGAGTTTATTATGTACAGTTTAGTTGACTCCATTAGCTCTTCAGTGACTTTACTATATCCGTAAATCCTTGAATACTAACATATGCAGTAGCTAAAACAACCCAGTCCTGAGACGTTAGGTCACCTGCAAATAAAGCAAAACAAGCAATAATAAAAACCAGTAACTTTCTACTGATAAACTTGTTTAGTATAGAATCTAACTGCTCCCTGCTCATCTTACCATAGAGCAACCATACCAGTTGCGTTTGTTGTTGCTGAAAATACTCTAACTATCTGTATTGGTAGAACAACTCCTGATGGAACTGAAACCAGTGTTACGTCATCTCCACCTGCTGTTAGCACACGAATAGTACCGCCTGATCCTGTGTATAATACACAAGGCTCTACCGATAGTCCGTCTTCTGAGCTTGGGGTTGTTATGTCTACTGTGTCAGACTTTACTACTGCAACAGCTCTAGTCTGCTGTAATTTTTGATATGCCATTATTTCAATATTTTGTTTATTAATAGATCTGGATTGTTTAGTGCTTCCTTTCTCTTTGAGCATCCACAGTCCTTGTTTGCTGCCTTGGCAACCTTCTCTACAACCTTCTTAACTCCAGTTGCAGTTGTTATCTGTTCTATTCTGTCTCCTAGTAGCATAAAATTATTTTTTAGTTCCTCTTGCTCTCTTATCTCCAGGCATAGCGCTCTTTGATCCTCGGTTAGATGATGCACTCTTCATAACTATACCATCCTTAGTGTGGCTAGCGTCTAGTCCGTCTCCGTTACCGTAGGTCCCACGCTTCCTGTTCACAGCGTTAAGCTCTACACGCTTCTTTACCTGATCTGGAGACTTATTGTACTCCTTCTGGTAGTCGTTGTGCCTCTTCTTAGCCTCTGGGTTAGCTGCGTAGTATTTAGCGGTTCTTCCTGGCATTACTTCTTCATCATCTTCATGAAGTCAAACTTCTCTTTCTTCTGAGCTGGTTTTACTTCTTTTTTAGTCATCTTAGACGAACACTTTGCTGCTACTTTTTTCATTTTTTCTTTGTTTTACCAGCCTTAGATAAGGCAATTGCTATTGCTTGTTTTTGTGGACGTCCACTCTTAATCTCTGTTCTTATGTTAGAAGATATTATCTTCTGACTACTTCCCTTTTTTAACATTTCCTTTTAAATATGACATCTTCCCGTTCAACGACTTCGCTGACTCGTACTGACTTGCTTTATTCTTGATCTTCTTCTCTTGCTCTAACATAGCCTTTGTAGGCTTCTTTAACAGTTCCATTTGTCTAGTGCTAGTTTCTTTCTTGTTGGCTCCCCGTTCGGCTTCTTCATCGGTCCTGGCATCCCTGACATGCGTGCACAGAATGACTTGCGTCTCATCGCATCCTTGCTACCAGCCTTCAACTCTGATGGCTTCTTTGTTACTGCCATCTTCAACTTACTTCCTGGGTTCTCCTTCCTGTATGAGGCCACGCCCTTCTCGTTAAGTCCACCCGATGCTGACTTTCCTTCCTTGCGTGTCCATGCAGCTGTTTTTGCCATCATAAATGTTTTATCTTTGCAAAGATAATAATAATAAATCAAATGAAATACAAGCCATACGCAGACTACCTCAAGTACTGGAGGGCAATAAAGACGCTCATTCGTCACAAGTACAACCTAAGCAGCTCCGACATCGACATACTACTTTTCGTCTACAGCGAGCAGTACTTCCGTCACAGACAGTTCTGGGAGTTCGAGTCTGGACTAACCTGGGAGAAGGACCGATTCAAGCGCATGATAGCCGACGGGTGGATCAGCCTCTGGAGGCCTAACAAGAACGGTGAGGCTGCACTGTACGAGGCATCCTACAAGACTCGCAGGGTTATAACCGACATATACGAGAAGATCGAGCTCAAGGTTCACGTGTCAGAGAACCCAGTATCTAACCCAATGTTCAGGACAGACGCCTCCTATACCGAGAGAGCCACCAGGCCCATTATTCGTAAGATGAATCGTACGCGTAAGGAGCTCAAGAGGCTCAGGGATATAGAGGATCAGAAGATCTAGAGGACAACCACTATGTCTCTCTCCATTATCACTGTGTACTTGATGTCGTTTACCAGCATCGTGTACCCAGCGTTCTTGTCGTAGTAGATTACGTCTCCCTCCTTCACGCAGTCCACGTTGGTTCCAGGCTTCACAACCTCTCCCTTCTTGTACCTGAACTGTTCCGTCTCGTTACCAGTGAGCAGCAGACCCGACTGGGTCCTCATCTGCTCTTCTATTGTGTTGATTACTAGGTATTTATTGATTGGCTGCATACTATATTGTTATTGATAATACCTCTCTTATAATCTTAACGTCTGGATCTATTACGTACCCTAGCTGCTTCATTGTGGCAGCCTCTAGCGATACCCCTTTCTTTTGACAAACCCATACCTCCTGGTCAAATGTAGAGTCTATTATATCGTAATTTTCATCCCTTGTTACGTTGAATATCGCAACCTTTACTTGTTTCATTTTTGGTTTTTCTATTGTGTTAAATCCAGTTAGCGTTGAACCTGTACCGTTCATATATAACCCTGCTGTTGTACCTGTGCCATTACCATAAAGTAATGATCCGTTGCTGATTGTTGTTCCCATTATGCTCGTGTCATTGTTATAATTGCGTTAGTACTAAGTATTGTTGTGGCCACACTGACAGCATTCTTCAGCGCGTTCTTCGTAACCTTCAGCGGGTCTATGATACCCATATCATACATGTTACCGTATACGTCATTCTTGACGTCGTATCCCGTGTTGGTGTCTGACGCGCACTGCTCCATGATGTCATACCCGTCATTCCCAGCGTTCTCGTGGATCTGCAACAGCGGAGCCTGTATCGCTCTGGCCATGATCTGCATCGCCACGTACTTCTCTGCACTGATGTCCTCTATCAGTTCATCCGCATCAGCTATGATCCTATAAGACTCGTTGAACAGTGCAAGTCCTCCACCTGGTAGAATTCCCTCCTCCAGCGCAGACCTCACAGCGCATACCGCGTCGTCTACCCTGTCCTTTCTCTCCTTCTGCTCCAGGTCTGAGTTACCTCCCACGTATATAACAGCGATGCTACCCGTAAGGCTGGCGATCCTGCTCTTTATGAACTCCTTGTCCTGCTTCTTCTGCGCAGCCTCGTGAGCTACCCAAAGCTGACTGACTCTGTCGTCTACGTCCTGCTGCTTGCTCTCTGGCTTGATGATGGATGACGAGTCCCTTCCTATGATGATCCTCTCTGCCCTACCTAAATCCTCGATTGATATCAGACTCAAGTCATCTCCTGTGCTCTCCGAGAAGTACTTCGCACCCAATGACAGTGCGATGTCGCTCATAAGCTCGTTCATCTTGTAACCGAACTCTGGCGGTGCAATGTTACAGAACTTCAGCTTGTTCTTCACCACGTTGACTGCCAGTGTGTTGATTACGTTCTGGTTGCACGGCCCGATTATGAGCAGCTTCTTGTTCTCCTGTATCACTGTCTTCAACACGTTCTCAATCGACAGGATGTTGGAGATCTCCTGGTCTGTAACAAGTACTAGCACATCGTCCATGATGCACTCGTCGTTCTTGAAGTCGTTCACGAACATGTTCGAGGTGTAACCCCTTCCGATCTTGATGCCATTGGTGAACTCTGAGTAGGTCTCAGCCGTCTGTGAGTTCTCAATCGTTACGATCCCATTCTTACCAACCTTAGTGTAGGCATTCGATATGATCTTACCGATCTCGTTGTCGTTGTTAGCCGAGATGGATGCCACGTTGTGAAGAGTCTTACCGCTCACTTTTTTAGAGGATCGCTCCAGGCTGTGGATGATACCGTTAGAGACGCTGTTGATGTTCTTGATCACCTCTGTCACGTTGTGCTTCTCGTTCAAGAGCTCCTGACCCTGTCTCACGATTGCCTCTGTTAGAACGATTGCTGTTGTGGTTCCGTCACCAGCACTGGTAGCTGTCCTGTCTGCAGCTTCTTTCATCATCTTCACCGCCAGGTTCTCCACTGGGTCAAGCAAGAATATTGACTTCGCAACCGTTACCCCATCCTTTGTTACTGTGATACCATGTGTATGGTTCGGTGACTCGATTAGAACCGTACGACCCCTTGGTCCTAGCGTGCTCTTAACCGCCTTGGCAATTGTAGTTATGCCTGTAATTAGTTTTGCTCTTCCTTCCTCGTCGAACAGTAGTTCCTTGGGACTGTATCCAAATTCTTCCATGATTTAATTAAATTTATTGGCAAATATACATAAAAAAAGCCAAACAAATATGCATGGCTAGTTTATTAAATTCGTGTTGTAACTACTTCTTCTTCTTCATTTTAGCAAGATTTGCTTTATCTGCCTTAGCCTTTAGCACTCCTGGATTAGTTTTAGCTGGACCCGTATATATATTTCCAAGGGATCCACCTGTCTGAGGTTTTTTCTTTTCTATCATTTCTTCTTCTTCATTATGATGTTGTGCATAGGAGCCTTCATCTCCTTTGACATTGCCATGGCGCTAGCCATCATCATAGACTCTTCTACAATCTCTTTTCTCTCGTGCATGGCCTTTTTCTCTTTTGCCATCCTGTACAAGCCAATCTCTTGAACTGGCATCTTCTTGTTTATACCCATCTGAAATGTATACTTATAAATGTTAAATAAATGATCAACTCGTTGTCGTCATAATCTTCGTCTATCGGATAGAATCCCCACCCTATAGATGGACCGATGTTAAATCTGTTTTGAATTTCTATTTCCATGGTACAAAGATATAAAAAAATATTATAAATTTTTAGGTGTTGGGTTATATATTGAGTTTGCGTGAACCGTCCAAAATGGAAACCGATTCTTTTTCGAGGGGTGGGGTACCAAAAGCAGGATTTCCCTCCAGATTTCTAGGCTTTTCCTGGGGGTGCCATGTGGGTACCTCTCCAGACCACACGTGAACCTGGTGGGTATTCCGCCACGTTGCCCCATGTTTACGGACGACGACGCGCTCCGATGTAGAATAAATGTAAGCGAATGTAACACAAATGTAATGTATTTGGAACCGTTACATCGTGTGAAGCCTTGGTATCACTACGATTACGTAGTAAAATGTAGAAATGCGGGTTTATACCCTATATACAGCCTATATATAATTATTATAATATATATATTTTTTTCGCTACGAAGAAGGGAGTAAAGTTTACATTCTTACATTTTTTAGGCTTAGACCAATGATACCAAGGGCTAGCGCGATGTAAAACTTTTTTGAACTTTACATCGCAAAACATTCTAGGGGGCTCCCGAGGTTTTGCTTACATTCCACCGACGTTTTGCTTACATTCTAGTGGCTTGAGAGAGCATAATCTTGCGTACAGGTCGAAATAGTGCTTATCTGGTGAGCATGTTTTTGAATCCAAGTATAAACCCAGGGAACACCTACTATGTTATGCATAGTACTATTTTGTGTTCAGATACCCTCACACGGGCAATAACAAACCCATCCTCACGCGCGTGTACTTATTATTAAAAAATAGAGAAATCTCGTAACTCACACGTTATCAATCAATTAGTATAAATACAAAAAAACTTTAGCTTGGGAAGTCCCGTAAACACTAGGAAAATGAAAATAATTTAAAAATAATTAAAAAAAGTCATTGCCATTCCAAAACTTATTATAATATTTGCAGTGTTGAAAGGGTAGAAAATTTGTAAAGACTCTGGATGCAAGTCGACATGACTATAACTGCGGGTAAGTCTACTCTGGAATAAGCGATATAGATTTCGTGAAGTCCGAAGACCATGGGGGTATCCAAATAGGAACGAGCATGAAACGTATAAGGATGTGTATCCTTACTGATGAGCCACAGAATGGCGAAACGTTTAAAACTATTTACCATGGAAGAATTAGTAAGAATTGAGGACGTGAAGAAGGGAGACTTCTTCAGATTACCAAAGGGCAAGGAGACTTACCAAAAAGATGGCTACTGCCGTATAAACAAGAAGTACGTTGGTCAGGCTTGGAGCGACATATCCAAGTGGACGTTGAAGAAAAAAGGAACACTAGTATTAATCGGATTTGAATTTTAATATCATATAATCATTTAAAAACTATTTAACATGAAAAAATCAATCTTATTTTGGACGACGATAACTATAGTTATTGTAACAATTCATTTACTAACCCCTAACCACTACAGATAACATGGGACAGAACCTAAAAGACATCGGACTTGCCTTCATACTATGGGCAGTATTTATAATAGTAGTATCAATAATCTAGGTTAACTGACGAGTCCTGATTGGACGAAACCATCTTCGGATGGTATTAACCATTAAATATATTTATTATGAAAGGAATTGTATGGGCAGTATTAATATTAATCTGCATATCAGTATGGGTACTAATTATAAAATCAATACTATGAAAAAGTCAATCTATCAGCACATCAACGAGGCATACAAGGACGAGGTTCCTACACTAGAACAAGTGACCGCCATCATTAAGGAGCATGCTCCAAACATCTATCAACCTGACTGCACGTTTGAGCAGACAGTGTTTTATATTTATAACGACTATAAAAACTTTATCGCATCATGGAAATAAAATTCACAGAACAAGAGGCTCAGGGTATATTCCTTGACGCATTGTGTAACGGACTAGGTTACTTAAGCGGGTACGGACTCGATATAATTTACGAGCCTGAAGACTACAAGAAAGCCAAGCGCAAAGGCTCATGCTACGAGGACGTGCTACTGCAGATACTATTGGACGGAAATAGCCTGACAATGATAGACGAAGAGGATGAAGACAACGTGAACATCATCACGATTCAGGACGTGTACGATAGGATATCATCGACGCCATTCGACCACCTATCGGACATGATTAACGGGAACGACGATGCGACCACGGCAGACGCGATACTGCAAACAATATTCTTTAACGAAATAATATACGGATAATGGTTTTACAAAAATATAGAAGGCAGTTTAGCGACAAGGCAATAGCGGTTGACCACGGAGGTCAGCCTTTCTTCATACCGAACACGTTCGAGCACTACATACTAGAGAACGACCTAGTAGAGATAGACATACCGAATTGGTTCCTAGACAAGCACAGAGACGCGCTCCAACAAATAGAGCGCAATACTAACCTACTAATAAAAAGACTATGCGACCAAGGATAACACTAATAGATAAGACCATACGGTCAATCAGAGAGCGTGAGCAGAAGTTCACGGCGCTTGTAAAGTACGAGTGCAAGGATAACCCACAACTGACGTGGCACGAGGCCAAGCAGTCAGTAAAGAACTCAATCAGGTTCGGACTAATGAGGAGGGAGTTGTCATGGATACAGTAGTAGAGAGAGCCTTCGTGAAGGCAATGGTCAAGGTCATGAGCCTAGAGGACGAGTTACAACAGATGGGCAATAAGATGTATGACGAGGGTCACCTTGAAATAATCAGGACAAGTATAGAGCGCGACCTAGAGGCGTGGAAATTAATCTTAAAACTAATAGAGAATGAAAGCAAAGGTAATAGTAACTAGAGGAAGTTACGGGTTCGGACACGATTGGTGTCTAGTCCTAGAGACAAAGAAGCACCACCAAAGGTTCTATTTGGGTCAGGACGGAAAGTTCTGCAAGAGGGTGCTCGGCATGGATCCGTCAGAGGTGGTGTTCAGGATAGGCACCCGAGAGATAGACAACGACACGAAGGGCAACCGCATATTGGCGAGGTTCATATGCAAACAACTAAACATTAACGGACACAACTTCAAGCGCATCGAGGCGTGGGGGTTGTGTGCACAATAACTAAAGACATGACACATTTTAAAGCAAACGAATTAGAATACTTCAATGAGTTCACAGACAAGTGGGTTACACTAGGTCTACCTTGTACAAAAATAAGAGTCAAGCCAAGGGAGACACAACTAGACCTTCAGATTGAGGTGGCTAAAAAGACAGGTATTAACATAGTAACATGTGGAGACTGCGGGAGCACACTACTACACAGAATAGCAGACGAGACCATAACGTGTCCTGACTGCGGATTCAGTAGTGAGCCTTGCGACTTCCCTGACTTAAATTATTAGACATGATACAAGAGTATATCAGAATGCGTAACAGTGGGCAGTACAAGATAGAGTGGTTCCACAAGTACTACAGAAGCAAGGGGGGTAGAGACATCCCGCTTCAGGACTTCCACATGGTGTTTCAGACGGCTAACCTGGACCAGGTCCTAGAACGGATAGATAAGGAATTTGAACTAACATCATTGTTTGATGTAAATAATAAACTAATAAAGACATGGCAATAAAGATAACAGACGACTGCATCAACTGTGGACTGTGTGAGCCCGTGTGTCCGAACAACGCGATATACGAGCCTGACACGGATTGGAGATGGAGCGACGGCACTAGCCTGACGGACAACACACCACAGGCACCACGTTCAAGCGACGTGTTCTACATAGTGGAGGAGAAGTGCACAGAGTGTGTCGGATTCTACGGTGCACCACAGTGTGCGGCAGTCTGCCCATCGGACTGCTGTGTGCCTAGCACGTACGAGACAGATTTACTAACTAAAAAGCATAGACTACATGGAAATTAAAAACGGGAGGTGGACGCGCAATGGAGACGCGCTCACGGTGGCGGACAACCAAGACTTCACAGACAGACTGATGAGAGTGAAAGAGTTTGCACGTGGACGCGAGTTGACGCATAGCAAGGTTCAGGTACTGTTCAGAATATTGGACACGGACGAGTTGGTTGACGACGCGCTGAACTGTGTGTTGGGTATGAGTAACAGACAGATATCACAGTTGTTCTGATGGAGGTCGGAGAGAGAGTTGTGTGCGTTGATTCTAGTAAATTGCCACACACGTGCGACGAGTTGTCGGTAGATGTACCCAATTGGGTGGTCGAGGACAGGCAGTACACGATAAGAGAGATACGGGAGCACGACTTCGGAGCCGTCGGAGTGCTACTAGAGGAGGTAAGAAACGAGCCTAGGTACTTCAGGCTCATAGACAGAACAATAGAGCCGATGTTTAAGATATCGAGGTTCAGAAGACTGAAGCCGAGAGAGGTTCAGGTCTTGGAAGAAATAAATGCCATCTGATTAAATACAGTCCTTGTAAAAGATACAATGTAGGCCGTCTGTGTGCGTGAGTCAAAGTAGGAATCAGGTGGCAATATTGTTCATAGTCCTACAAACACAGACATTCTTTGACGGCTCG